AGATATGAAGATCCTATAAAAGTAAAAGATGTCGCCCATATAACCTTAGAAGAGCTAAAACAGATAACAGGAATTGCTGAAGATCCAGACGATATTCTAGAAGAAGAAGTAAAAACAGTTTGTTTAATAAAGGGGAATCTTATGTTTAACCCCCACAATCCAGAAGCAATAAAAATACATCTATGAGTATATACAAAAAGACTCTTCAGGAAACTCTGGAAAATAAAAGACTTAGACAAGATGGTAAGCATATTGCAATACCATTTCCATTTCCTAGGTTTAGTGAGTTTTTTCCAGGGATAATGAAGAGGCGTTACTTCATTGTTACTGCCAACAGTAAAGTGGGTAAGTCAAAAATCAGTGATTTTCTGTTTGTTTTACATCCATTCTTATTTTCTACAGAGAAAGAAACTAATATCAAACCCAGGATTACCTATTTTACTCTGGAACAATCTAAAGAAGATAAAATCAAAGAGATTAGGAGCTTTTTGTTATTTTACAAATATGGAATAACACTAGCTCCTGATTATATTGATAGTATCTACAAAGGGTATATTCTGAATGATAAGGTTGAAAAAATTATTTCTTCTGAAGAATTCATAAAGTGGTTTGAAGAGTATGAGAAAGTCGTAACTTATATTGATTATACAAAAAATCCTTTTGGAATCTACAAATACATCAGAGGATATGCTCACGATGTAGGCTACTATGTAGATAAAGAAGGTAGGAGAATGGATATGAGCCTTCCTCGGAAGATAGATTCTAAAGGATATAAAGTCACCGAAGATGATAGGATTGCGTTAGAAAACTTTAACAGACAAGTAGACTATTATCAACAAAATGATGAAGATGAGTATCATATAATAGTAGTGGACCATGCAAGATTGTTAACCCAAGAGAAAGATTTAGGTGAGAGAGAAAATCTGGAAAACTTTAGTTCTAATTATCTAATGTCAGTTCGTGATAGATGGAAATTTATTCCAGTATTAGTAGCTCAGCAGGCTGCTAGTCAGGAGTCTGTAGAAAATACTAAAGCAGATAAGATTCGTCCGTCAGCAGATGGCATAGGTATTGCTAAGAATATACAGCAAGATTGTGACACCTTAGTAGGACTATTCTCTCCTGCCAGACATCGTAGACTATCTTGGGAAGGGTATGATATCTCCCAACTTAGAGATAAGCATAGAGAGTTGTCTATTATCCTAAACAGAAGAGGAAATGCAGCTATTACTCAGTTGTATTTTAATGGAGCTTCTAACTATTTTAAAGAACTTCCTCCCGCTACTCAAATGACACAAGCTATTTATGATGTAATCAATAACGATGCAATACAAAGAGACTTATGATTAAATGGATATTAGGATTATTTATGTTAATATGGGTGTGGGAATACACTTATACTAATCCACAACCCTATGTACCTGAACTTAAACAAATAACTGAAGTTAATGATTTCTCATACTACGACTATTATGTAAANCGAATAGCTCAGTTTAAAGAGTCTGAATTTACAGCAGAAAATCTCAGAGAGTATCTTGNGTTTAGGAAAGTTAGAAATAAAGAGATAGTCTANGCTCAAGCTGTATTAGAAACGGGTGGATTTATTAGTATTATATTCCAAGAAAATAACAATTTATTTGGAATGAAATACCCACTTATTAGACCTACTACAGCTCAATACGTTAATAGAGGACACGCAGCTTATGATCACTGGACTGACAGTGTAGATGATTATATTCTGTGGTATCAATTTATGACGAGAAACAAGCAATACGATAACTATCTAACTTTTCTATACTCTCTGGGATATGCAGAAGATCCTTATTATATTAATAAATTACAAAACTTAACTAGTTATGAAACTCGAAATTAAAAAACATATTGATGGAGTAGTTAGAGGAACTCTTTTAGCTTACTATATAGCACTAGAAGAGTCTATCAACAAATCTCCGAGCCTTGAAGAGGATAAAGACAAAGTAAAACACTGGGTACTTAATATTAAACAAAAAACTGAAAAAGCACTTTTAAAATGAAGATTAAGTATGTGAATTACAATCCTGGGTATATTTTCCAGAAACACGGTAATTGGATAGACCTGGCTGTTAGTAGGTATTATGTTCTATCACGAGGAGAAGCTGAATTTCTAGATTTGGGAATAGCTATGAAGCTACCTAAATGGTACAAAGCAGAGGTTAAACCAAGAAGTTCTACTTTTAAGAAGTTTGGTATTATCCAAGTGAACTCTGTCGGAGAAATTGATACTAACTATTCTGGACCAAACGATGTATGGAAAATGCCTGTCTATTGTTTAAGACCTATGAGTAGGATAAATCAGGATATGTATGCTACACATATTCCTGAAAACTCCAGAGTAGCTCAGTTTACAGTAAGACTGAGAGAAGATGCTCCCTGGTATATGAAGATTAAAGATCTGTTTACTACCTACAAATTTGTAGAAGTAAAAACTCTCAAAGACAAAAATCGAGGTGGATTTGGTTCCACTGGATAATTATTAACCTTTAAACAAACATTATTTATGGCAATTAAACTTCCTACTGAGAGGATGCCTGCAGATTCAAAGAGTCCGAAGAGGCTTTTTATCTACTCAGCTCCCAAGTCTGGTAAAACTACAGCAGTTGCAGCTCTAGATGACTGCCTGCTGATTGACCTTGAGAAAGGTGGTGGATTTGTGGATGCTATGAAGGTAGAAGCCAATTCTTTAGATGAATTGAGAGAAGTGATTAAAGCAATTCACGAAGCAGGCAAACCTTATAAGTATGGTGCAATTGACACTACAACTAAGCTAGAAGAACTAGTTATTCCTCTGGCTAATAAGTTGTACAAAGAGACTCAAATGGGGCAGAACTGGGATGGAGACTCTATATTGTCTCTGCCTAGAGGAGCTGGCTATCTGTATCTTAGGAAAGCTTACCAACAAGTTATGGCAGCTCTGGATGGTTGCTTCGAAAGAGTAATCTATCTAGGACATCTTAAAGATACTTCTCTCTCTAAAGAGGGTAAAGAAGTAGCTGTTAAGGACATTGATCTAACTGGTAAGCTAAAGAACATCACTTGTGCTGCTACTGATGCAATAGCATATATGTACAGACACGAGAATCAAACTGTTCTCTCTTTCCAACAAGGTGAGAGTGTGATTAGTGGAGCTCGTCCTGCTCATTTGAGAAACAAAGAGATTGTTATCCTTGAATCAGATGAATCTGGAAATCTCACATCCCATTGGGATAAAGTATATATTGATTAATAACCTCTAAACTAAACTATTTTATGGCAACTATCACAAAAGCTGAATTGAAGAAGNATATTCTTGATGCTTTAGAGCAAGGTCTGGGAAACAAAGACATTGCTGATTATTTGAATGAGAAGTTCAATGTACCTGAAGATCAATTAATTCCCCCAGCAGATGTACCTTTCTACAAAGAGAAGGTAGGTCTCAAGGGAGTGCGTCCTAAGAAGAAAAAGTTCTTCACTATCATTGAAGACGACGTAGCAGAGTTTGAAGATCTTCCAGCAGACGAAGTATCTGCAGAAGAACTTCCACCAGCAACTGAGTATTCAGAAGAAGCTCCAAACCGAAACTTTTAATATTAACCTTTAAACTATTATTTTTATGTCTGAAAACATCTTTAGAATTGACTCAACAACTGAAGAAGCAACTCCCTCAAAGTTTGTCCTGATTAACAAAGAAGAGGATTTTATCCAAGACAACGTCTATATCAAGTCTGTTGACATTGATCCTGAAGGACGTTATTTCCAAATCCAAGCTGAGAAAAATGGACAACAACTCCAGACCCAACGTCAGTATTTTCCAGAAAGAGAAAGGTCTCAATCAGATGAGACTTTTAAGAAGGCAGTAAGTATTAAGCGAGGTCTTCTGACTAGTCTTCTTAGGAAATTCCACAGTGAAGATCCTGTCATTGAAGCTGCTGGTTGGGTAGATATGGTTCAGAAAGTGGACAATCTTTGCAAGGATAAGTATGCTACTACGCCATTGAGAGTAAAACTTGAGTTAGTAGAAAACAAAGGTAAGTATTATACCAATATTAGTACTTTTGCTCCATTTGAGAATATGACTGTTCCAAGAAGCGAGACTGAATTGAAAGTAACTGCCAAAGATCGCCAAATGCTTGCTAATAAATCTACCGAGGAGAAAGTCACTCCCGACTCAGATACCCCAGCAGCAGCCAAAGACGAAGCACCGTTTTAAACTTAGTTAATTTATGTTTACAATTCGCCCAGACCTAACAAAGAAGAATATTTTTAAACGAATCTCAAGTCTCGATATATTTGAGAGGTATTGTGATAACTTTAAAAAACCTGGAGTTAAGTTTAGAGCCAGAAACGATGATTCTCAACCTAGTTGTATAATAGACTATTGGAATGGAGACTTACTTTATAAGGATTTTGGAGTACCAGGATCATATAGAGCTGTCGACTATGTAGCTTTTAAACACAATGAGAGTTTCTTTGATGCTCTAAAGAGAATTAACGAAGACTTCCAATTAGGACTGGGCAATGATCTGGATGTTACCCATTCTGTCAAACCCAAGCAGTCTGCATCTCATCTAATACCCAATCGTGAGTACTCTAACAAAGTACCTAGTATCATTAAGATTAAGCGAAGGACATTAGAACAGAGAGATATTGATTATTGGGGGTCTTATGGATGGACTCCAGATCTATTGGAGCTAGCCAGGATATACCCGATTAGCCATTTTTGGATCACAAATCCCCGAAAGGGAGTTTATAACCACAAAACTAAAGTTAATCCAGATGAATTAGCCTATTCATTTGACTATTATTCACACGAAGATGTCTTTAGACGAAAACTCTATTTCCCAGGTGGGGATATTAAGTTTCTTTCAAACGTAGACTATACTGTAGTACAAGGATATCCTGCTTTACCAAGATTCGGAGATATTTTAATTGTTACTAGCAGTTTGAAGGATTGTGGTCCATTTTGGAGATTGGGATATCCTGCTATAGCTCCTAATACTGAAAATGAATTCTTCTATGAAGCCTATGTAGAGAAACTAAACTCTAGGTTCAAACGTATTGTTATCTGGTTTGATAATGATGGACCAGGTATCAAAAATGCTAAATCATTTGCCTCTTATTACAATTTAGAATATATCTATAACCCTCCAGAGAGTGCAAAAGATCCTAGTGATTATGTTTACTACAAAGGATTAGAAGAATTCTCGAGATTGGTCAGCTCTCAACTGACTCAAACAAAAAAAGTTTTTAAGTAACCTTTAAACACAATTATTTTATGAGGACCTTTAAATTTAAACTGCTAACTGGTAATGCACTGCTTCCACTGAAAACTAATGCTCGTACTAGAGGAGATCTTCTAGCCGAGATTAGAGCTAACTCTGAGTTGGTTCGTAAATTTGATCTAAACCCAGGCTCTGATTTGTCTGAGATAAATCTTATTGATCGAGCTACTCGTATATCCTATCAACTGGATGATGCAGTACTTCCTACCACCGATACTATCTTCTTTGTATCCTTTACAAAGAGTAAGGGTGGAGCCTATATTCCTGGAATGCACGAAGATCTGGAAGAATACACTTTTTCTGAACTGAAAGAGCTTCAGCAGCTACTGAATGAACGGTATGGAGCCACCATTCGGGGAGGGAACAAAGCTCAACTCCTTGAAAGTCTTGGAGACTTCTATTACGAAAAGTTGGAAGAAGAGGCTGCTGATGCACTTCCTTCTGAAGATGAGTTTGTAGACCTGTCTCTAGTAGAGAGGTTGGGACTCTGTGCTATTATTATTAGCGACACTGCACAGAAACTGCAAGATAGAGAAATAGGAGAAGAACTTGCAGACTATGTTACTATGAAGCAACTGAACGAAGAGTCTGAGAGAATCTACGCAGCTCTTCGGAAAATGGATTTGGCGTAGTTATTTAGTTTGGTTCACCGAAAGGGAGGGTAGTTTATTCTACTCTCCCTTTTTTAATTTATTAACTATATGAAAAACATAATCACAATAAAAGAACTACTTACAATGCCTTCGTCAGAAGTGGAGAAAATACTTGTTTCCGACGAACAAGCTAAGAAGAAACTATTGCCTGGACAATACGCACTTCAAATAATAGAACCTAATACCGACTTACAAACAAACCTCCAATCAATGTCTACTGTAGGTCCTTGTATAGTAAAGGTTCTTTTAATAAGTAAATACGGTATTGTATTTTCAGCGCCAGGAAACGATTTAGGAGTAAACGTCAGACATAGAAGTTACTTTAAACCACTGACTAAAGAACTTTATACTAAACTAAGAGATACTCACGGTAGGTATATAAGAATGTCTCTGATGCCCGATGGATATAAAAGGTCAAATATCGAAAAATACTTAAATAGTAGTTTAAGAAGAATCTACCCAGAAGAGAGATTTGATATTTTTGAGAGTATAATGGGACCAGAGTTCATTGAAGTAGTTATTCATTATCCTGAAGTCACTATAAAAAATTCTGCTGGACAAACCCACACTGTTCAGGATTTTTTCTTAAGACTTGCATTTGATAACTACCTAAATTTATACCAGTTTGCAGTAGCAAGAACTACTTTTAATACAGTAGAAATAAGCCACGATCCTGATCATTTTTATGTTCATTCTCATCTTCCTAGGGAAAGTCCTGGATTTTGGGATAATTCCTTTTGCTTTGGAAGTGCTCCTATTTCTAAGGTTTTAGCTAAGTTAAGAGAGGGAGGTATTGAATACTTAACCAGATTTTTAATTAACTTTGAAGATGTTTTAGGATGGGAATCCCTAGAAGGTGCTCCTTATAAAAAAATGAGTGATTATATTGACAGTATGAGAGCTGGTGGAGGATCTACTAGAAGAATCCTCCTTACGTCCTGTGTTGCTGAACCTCGCAGAATTAAAGAACAAGCTTGGATTAGGTTCAAACAATATCTACAAGAACATCCTGAAGAAGTGTCTGAAGCTCTTGTAGGGTTTATGTATGAAGCTGATTTTAGTATACGACTAGAAGAAGGGATTAACGAAGAACATAGAGATTATGTTCACAATATATTAAATACACTTCTTCCGACCTATCCCGAATTTCAGGAGCTAGATATCTACTTTCCAATAGTAGATGGACACTCTGCTACCGAAACAGCAGTTTATCAGAAATCCGAACAAAAACAGATAGCAGACAATCTAACTGGACACCTATCTGAAGTGAAATTTAAAGGGGAATACGTCCCTCTTAAGATTATTCATAATGCGGATGGTCCTAGCAACAACAGTAATAACGAAGTTCATACTGAAATAGTAGAGTATGTTCTTGCAGGACTTAAAACAGAACTTACTCATTATTTAATTAGTAACTATTTAAACGAACAAAATGGGACACAAAACGAAGAAAATGTACGGGAAACTGAGAGTGCCGAAGTCAGTTAAGGAACAAATTGACTATCTGCATACTAAGTATCCTGGAAAAGAGTGGTCTGGAGTTTTAGCTTATAGAACTCTGGATGGGAATTTTGAAGAACTAGACGATTTCGACTTTGAAGTGATAGCTATTTACCTAATGGACTTGGGTAAAGGAGCTTCGACTGACTTTGAGTATAATGAAGCTCTGGCTAATGTATACGACATTTGTGAAGAAGAGTATGGATATGGATTAGAAGACGTGAAAACTGGTCTTATCCACTCTCATCATAATATGGCAGCTTATTTTAGTTCTACGGATATGTCTGAGTTAAAAGACAACGCCACTAAGACTAACTACTATCTTTCATTGGTAGTTAATACTGACGAAAACTATGCAGCCAAAGTAGCATTCGGTTCTAGTGTGCTTATTAAAGAAGAACACACTATCTATGACGATGAGGGAAATCCTAAAGTGTTTGTCTTAGAGAAAGAATCCGCCACTATAATTGACTTAGACCTAAATGTTGAAATAGACAACGAACAAACTCTCCCTGAGTGGTTTCTGGATAGGTATAAGGAAGTTGAAGAAGAGAATAAGAAAGCTGCCAAAACTAGGAGTTGGTCTTCTAACGGAGGAAGAGGTTGGGGATCGAGCTATGGGTATGGTTCCAGATATGGACAAGGTTCTTACTAT